AAAGTATATAACCGCCGAATGTGGTTCTAAACTTGGTCGCTTTCCATCGGGCAATCTTACTTCCGTATCTATCTCGGTTATTGTAAAATCTTTTGTTGCTGTAAATTCAAATGTCTGCTCTCCATTATAAAAGAAATCCCCTTCGTTGTTTTGTCTCGTCATATATCCCATACAAGGCAAACGGGAATAACCATCTTCTCCACCCACGTATATCGTGTCTGTCCCTTGTGATGGAATACTTGAATAAATACATAAATAGGGATAATCTAATTTTGTAGGCAACTTAAAAGCAGTAAGCGGTGCGTTTTCAACTGCGGGTGATGCTTGACGAATACCACTACCACCCAAATCAAACAACGGCATTCCCAATTCGTTTAATGATAATGGTTGGATTTCAGCAGACGATATATATGAACCATTTGTAAATGGTTTCACGACATTTACTAGGGCGTTATAATATGTTGGATTTGTCTCTTGAAGAACAAACTTATTTACAAAAAACGCATTCTCACTTCCAAACTCGGGAAACAACTGAGTAAGTTTAAATCCCATTTTTTCAAATAAAGTATTGTTGTATTTATTTTCATCTTTTAATGGGTCTAATTTTGTCTCTACACCGTGCTGATTAAACAAACTCATACTTTCAAAAGCAATACCACTTTGACTTTGTAATATTGAACCTTCCTTTTGAAATGCGTCCCCAAACTGCGAACGAATTTTTGCCCCACCAGCGGGAGCGGGTGAGTAAGTTATTTTCTCAACTTGCGGACATACTTGTCCCGAACGATTAACTTTAAATACTTGTTCTTCGGGCGTTGTATTCGCTGTTATTGTTTCGGGAATATCTGTTATTAATCCATTTCCTTCAACCGTCGGTGTATTTAATCCAGTAATCTCAAACCGACTTAATGTTGGGTTAAAGTTTATTGATGGATTGACTGCTCCAATATACATATAATTCAAATAATTCTCCAACACATCGGGCGTTAAATTTCCCAACTTTGGATTAACTAAACAGACTGCTTTGTTTCTTGTAAATGATGGGTCAAATCCTAATTGTGTCCCAAACGTTCCGTTAAACAAATCTACCTTCCATTCGTTCGCTGGATTTCCTAAATTAACCAAATCGGTCATTCCAGCACTTCCGTGTTTCAATCCAGCAACAAAAGCAATTATAGGTAAGTGGTTTCTCCCACCCCTATCAAATGCCGAAATAGCGGCACTTCCAGCAGAAAAATCTTGTGGAAAAACAGCAACCACAGCAATATCCCTACTTCGTGCGTCGTTGATACAATCTTGCGATGTTTTTACTTTATTGTTTTCGGGGTCTAAAAATGTATTTCCTTCAAAATACTTATTTTCTGCTCCAACCACGTTAGTCTTAAATGCTCCCGACGCTTGGGGTTCGGCATAAAATTGTGTTAAGTCTAAATCATCACCAGTATAACCATCGGGGTTAGGGTTAATTATTTGGAAACCTTCTTGGAAACGTGATTTAACCCACATAGAACTTAACTGCTGTCCGTCATTATCCGCATTCAACGGCAAGTTATTTTGATTACCATTACACGGGACTTGTCCGTTCAACTCAATTGAAAAATCAACAAATCTCTCACACGTGTTCCGCAAGTCCGCTTCATCAAAATTACAAAAACAAGTTCGCTGATTTGCTGGTGCGGATTGTCCCCCTATTCGGTTTAGTGATAGTTGTTGTGCTGAAAGTTCATCATCATACAAACCCAAGTCCAAATTAACACACAGATTATTTTTAAAATTATCACTTGTAGTATCTACGTTAAGAGACAAATCTCCAAAATATTCTTCTGCTAATCTAAACCCTTTTTGTATTCTATCCAAATTATCAGTAGTCCATAACATATTTGTTAAAACTAATCCACCCTTATTTAAGAGAGAATTCTCACTATTACCATCTTCACCCAAAGTATTCAATAACACCACTCTTGACCCAAATGACCCAGTTTTTATATTCCCGAAATCTCCAATATCGCCTTCTGTATCACTTCCAACCACGCCAGTAAATATATCATTTTCTTGACGAGCGTCGCTTGTAAAATATAAAAAATTATAAAATATGTCTTTTAATCCAATATATCTATTTGCCTTTTCAAACGCTATATTATTGTAAAAGATACGACGAGCAGACGCAAAACTTCCCTTTGTTGGTTCTTCAACGCCGAGTTGTGTCTCGTGTGGCGGTATTCCTTGTGGATAAAAATTACACGTTTGGGGTGTGTATGTTGGTGTCGTAATAATAACGGGATTACCGTTTTGTTGTAAATCATTCTCATCATCGGGATTTTGATGAAAGAATTGAAAGTTTGGATAATCAAAAAACTCGGCAGAACTGTTTGTTGTTTTATCAACCAGCGTTGGTTCGTGTAATTGGTCTGTTATTATTGCTCCCAAATTATCGGGGGTCATAAACCCCGCTTCAATATCTATCTTTATTTTTTGTGTTCTTTTTTCTGCTTGTGATATTAAACTATTAATATCTAATGCGGCGGTTGATGGTGTCCCACCGACACCGATGTTTTCCCCCGAATTCGCTTGTCCCGTGTATCCTTGCCCCAATAAATAAAAACGTTTTCCGTCAAATTCTTCCAATCCACTTTGGGCGAAATTATCTAAATCGGGATAAGAATTAAGTGATAATATATGCTGTGTTCCATCTGTCGCATTATCCCAAACACGACCAAGACGCTGTGGTGTTAGTGCGAAACCATTATTAATATCATTAGCATACCCCGAACCCATATTAAAAACAGACCAACTATCAACTATCCCACCAATCTCTCCACTTGTAGTAATACTTTCTATCTTTATTAATAAACCCGTTCCAGTCCCAGCACCACCGACCTTCAACGTGGAACATATATCTCCAACACGAAACCCCGATGCTGGTGTATTTGCTAGACCACCGCCCGTCTGTGTTGTTGATAATCTTAATAACATATTCGCTTTACAATATGTATTTTGTATTCCATCATAATAAGTTAATGGGTTAAACACTCCACTTTCCGCATTCGGGGGAAAAAACATCTCACCTAAACTCCTTCTTGAAAGCACACGTTTTATTGCGACACGTCCTTCTACGCCCCCTTGTGATGGAATGCCGTTTGCGTCATTTTGTTGATATGGTGTAAGAATTGTATTTTGTCCCCGATATATTTTATGATTAATAAAAGGCATTCTTGCCGTATTTGAACCGTTGTGGTTTATATAATATGAATATTCTAAACTTACTTGATTATCTACAAAACCTTCTTCCGTTTCTACACCAGTCAATTCAATCACGTCGTCTGTTGCTCCTTTGGAATTTACTATTATTTGGTCTATCTCAATCGTATCACCAGCATTCACTACTATTCCCGTGCTAGACACAACATTCGTCCAACTGTTTTTAAACCTATCTTGCTCTTCATTTAGATTGTTATACACGCTCTTACCACGTAATCTATTACATTCCAAAAGTATATATTTCGCCATTACTAATATATACTTTTATAATAATTTAATTAAAAGAACTATGCGGAGACTACAACGTCGCCGTTCTTAATTGTTATAACTCTCTCTACATTTGAGAAAAACCGAAGTGTTCTTGCCGCTCGTTTGTCTTGGGTTCGCTTATAGAGTGCTTGGTAAGTAATCGGTTTAACACCCACTCTCTTACCATTTCCAAGAACGTTGAAACCAGTTGTCGTTAAATCAACACCCGTGTAGTGAGATAATCCACGAATATCGTTTGTTCTATCAGTATTCGCCCCATCGGGAAGTTGGTGTGCTTCAATCTGCCCGATATACATAGAATTTTGATTAAGTGTGTGGTCTGCCGCCGCTTTGTTTGTATCGGGTTCAAGCGAATACATAAGCGATGGAACGGCGAGTGGTTTTCCTAACACTTTTCTCAATTCATTATATTTGTGTGCTGGATTAACAATATCTCTATCGTAGTATCTCTGCTCGTTAATTCTGTAATTATATTCGGCATCAGTCAAATCACTCTCACTATGATACAGTCCCATTAGTGGGTGCTGTTTTCCAGTATCTTTCTGCTGAATTAAAATACTTCTAACAGTTTTGCCCGAAACAGCAATATCACGCTCAATCCGCTGTTCTTGGATTGCTGGTGAAGTTGGGTTGGCGGTCTGTGGAAGTTGAGTGTTAGTAAGCACACTATCTTCGTAAATATATGATAATCCTTGTTCGCTGAATATCTGCGACTGTAATCTATCCATAGAACCATCTTTAAAGTAAAGGTGGTCGCTATAAAACTTGATATTAATAAGAGACGGCACAATACTACTATCTACACCGTGTCCGTTCGTCATACAGCAAATATTTCCAACATCACCCGCCACGTTTGCTTGTTGCTTGAAAACAAGTCTTAAAAAGACATTTTCTTTCATAGCATACAAAGGCAACTTACGAGTTCTCATCATCGGGATAAGTGAAGAAAGTGGAACTGAAAACACGGGAGTAGTAGCATCACTATCAGTCGGTTTAGACAGAAGGGGGACAGTCGCACGGGCAGTATTATCGGCGGCAAACACTCCATAAACCAAATCTTTCGGCATCAAACGACCAGTTGTCGCATCTACACTATTAAACCTATCCATAGATGCTCCCGACTTTACCATATCAACATTCGCTCTGTGTTCGGGACTATCAAACTGTCTAATCATCGTAGTATAGTGTCCGTAATCTTCGGTGGAAGCAACAACCTTTGAACCAACCATAAGATATGCTGATTGAACTAAACTGTGAATTCCAGTCTGTAATGGGAAAAATGCGTTTCCCGCCGCCGATGCCGCCGCCGAGCATCTAACCGCTAAACTCACAAATGAACCACCGTCTAACATTCCGTTTTTTGGGATTTGAAAAATACATTCTTGGTTTGAAGAAGTTATAGGGTCTAACACTTCGGTCTTGATTTCCATATTCTCAATTGTCGGTAAAGTCCTAACTTTTAATATTTCGGGCAAACTCATTATATAAATTAATACTATATTTTATTTTCTTAATATTTCTTTTTACGACATTACCATAATTCCGTTCGGTGAATATTGAAGAGTATTTTTAGCAAGAACAAATGTATAAACAGCATTCGGCGATTTTCCGTCTAAATCACTAACAATTCTCGTTGCGTATGATTGTCCCTTAAATGAAACACCAACATCACTTACTCTATCCATCGCCAATCCAATACCGAAGTTTCTTCGCCCAGCATCATTATCAACACCGACTTGTCTTGAACCATTACCAAGCGGATTTTTGTAAGGCACTAAATCTGCTCCACCATAAGAGAGAAGTTTCTTATCATTCACCATTCTAGACATCGTTGAATATGGCTGGAAGGCATTAAGGTAATTAATATTTACTTGTGTT